CCCCACAGCGGCAGCGGCGGACGATCACAGCGGCCCCCACAGCGGCAGCGGCGGACGATCACAGCGGCCCCCACAGCGGCAGCGGCGGACGATCGCAGCGGCCCCCACAGCGGCAGCGGCGGACGATCGCAGCGGCAGCGCATGAAACGGGCCGCGCATGCTGTGCGACATGCGCGGCCCGCATTCCGCAGGTGAGCTAGATCGCACCGCTGGTGGTGGTGGTGACATGATCGATCAGCCCCGAAAGCATCTTGCGTGCGCATTCGACAGTGCCGTCGATCCAAGCATCTCGCGCCATGTCGCCGAATTCGGCGCATACATCCTCATAAGAGAAGCATCCATTCCGATCGTTTTCGTACATCAACCGCGCGAGCGTGTCGGCGTCGCGCGAGTCTATGCCGAATCGCATTTCAGCGGCCCACGAATCGACATTGAATTCTTTACGCATGGTTTCGCTCTCCGTTGGTGGTGGTTTCAGTTGATCCGGATGACAGTGTAGTTTTGATCGGTGTTTTCGTATTCGTCTCCAGCGCATGACGAGTCCAACCAATCGCCGAATGTCGGCACATCCTCCGGCTCGCCGTCGACATCGAACGATTCCTCACAATGCGAACGCTCGTCTAGCGTGAATTCAGTGTAGGACACTTCCGCCGCGCCACCCCTGCCGCTGCCGTCGCGAATAAGGAATCGCGGCTCTTCACGATCCACGAAGGCCGTCGCCCCGTGGTCGACAGCCTCTTTCCTGCTGCCGACAGCGGCAACGAATGCGCCATCCTCGCGAATATCAAACCAGCATTCCCCGTCGCGCCATACTTGAAAAGCTTTCATGTCGATACGCTCCTATTGTGGTGGTGGTGGTGGTGATCAATGGGCAGGGTAGACGATGTCGATATGCGACTGCGCGCATGCGGTGCAATTGCCGCATTTCGCGCTGTCGCGCCATGCCGCGTTTTCTTCTCGCGTTTTGCCGTTTTTGTATCGGCTGAGGAATGAAACGCGGACGGCGGGGCAGACGATAGTTTTCCGGCCCGTCCGTTTCGACCATGCGGCAGCAGCGGCAACGGCAGCGGCAAGGATACGCTTTCGCTTGTGCGACCCGCGCCCGACATCCTCGCCTGCCGTGAAGGATGCCGCGCCAGCGGGCCGCGCATGGTCGGCGATCGTACATGGCATCATGTTATGCGTCTGGATCGATTCGCGAATCGTCACGATGTCGCCGACATGCGCGGTGTAGAAAGCGGCCTTCTCTGCCGTTTCAACCGGGAAGTGTACGGGGATGCCGTTCGTGCGGCAGAATGCCAGCAGTTCGCGCAGCAGCGGCAGGAAGCGGCGGTCGGCGAGCGCGGCGGCAGGGGCTGGTACTGCGCCGTTCGCCGAAATGCGCACCCACGGGGGTAGCGTTTTGCCGTGGATTTTGAGGCGCGAAAGTTCCACTAGTGCGCGGCCCACGATAGTGCTGGCGGGAAGCGTTTCGTGGCGCGCCAGCTTGTCGCGCAGTTGGACACGGTCGGCGCGGCTTTCCACCACCACAGCATAACATTTTCCCGCATTGTCGCCGCTGCCACTGTAGTGAATCGGGTGGTGCCGGCAGGATGTCGCGCAGTTTGCACCACCGGACAAGCCGAAATTGATCGACACGGCCCCCGTCGCGCCCTTGGAGAACGTCCCTAAGACAGTGCCGACGGTAAAAGTTGAAACGCTCATTGCAGGATTCTCCGTTGCATGACCGGCGAGCCGCGCGGCCCGCACATCGACAAGCATAGCATCGGCACATTCTGCGTCAAGCTTGAATGAAGGCGCAGCAGCAGCAGCAGCAGCAGCAGCAGCGGGCCGCGCCGCGCCAGAGGGGGAGAGGGGGCCGCGCGTTGGCGCGGCCTGGCACGGCAGACCGCATGCCCTAAGGGGAGAGCGTGCGGACGAAAATGGCGCTTTCGCTGACCGGCTGTTCGCCGGCCAGCGAATCGGTGCGCGCCAGGATGCCCCGAGGATGCCCCGAGGATGCCCCGAGGAAACTCGGCGACTCCTTTGCACCGCGATGCCCGCGATCTCTACGCTGGTAGGCATGAAGGGTCGCCCTCCCACGCCGAAGCACATCCTCGCGATACGGGGATCGAAGCACGCCAAGAACCGCGAGGAGCTTGGTGCCGCCCCCACCGCGCCGATCCAGCCGCCAGAGTGGCTCAAGCCTCGGGCGAAGGAAGTGTTTTCCCGCGTTGTGGGCTGGCTCGAGGGGATGGGGACGCTCGCCGAATCCGACGAGCACGTCATCGCCAGGTACGCGACGACCTACGTCATGTGGGAGTACGCGACCCAGAAGCTTCAGGAGATCGACGCGGCCTACGTTGAGGTTCTGGCGCCGGACGGCTCAATCCGGTTCTCTCGTCCCGTAGCGATGGCGATGCAGGCGAAGGAATGCGGGGAGCACCTCCGGCACCTCGAGACTGTCCTCGGCCTCACGCCGGGCGATCGCACCCGCCTCGGGTACGGCGCCGTGAAGGTCGTTGTCGACCCAATGGATGCTCTGCTCGCAAAGCGTGGTTGATATCCGCGACTTCATCGGCTTGCTCAAGCACAGTCGCGGCGACTTTGCGGGGCAGCCGTTTGTGTTACAGCCCTGGCAGAGCGAGTACCTCGACAGGCTGTTTAACACGAAACGTCCCGACGGCCTGCGGCAGTACCGCACGAGTCTGCTCGCACTGCCACGCAAGAACGGAAAATCCGCGCTCTCAGCAGCCGTCGGATTGTTCATGCTCTGCTGCGACGACGAAGGCGCAGAGGTGATCGTCGCGGCCGGCGACCGCTCCCAGGCAGCCCTGCTCCATACGGCGGCGAAGCAGTTCGTTGAGAGCTGCCCTTCCCTGGCCCGCCGCTGCAAGATTTACCGAAACAGCATCGTCTTCCCAGAGAAGAACTCGACGATGATCTGTATTTCCAGCGAGGCGGGCACCAAGCACGGGTACAACCCGAGCTGCGTCCTGGTCGACGAGTACCACGTCTTCCCCGACCGCGAGCTGGTCGACGTGCTCGAGACGGGCACTGGCGCCAGAAGCCAGCCGCTGACCATCTACATCACGACGGCCGGCACCGACATGAACGGCCCCTGCTACAAGGACTGGCAGCGGGCCGAGAAGATTCGCGACGGCGTCCTCAAGGACGACACATTCCTCCCCTGCATCTACGCGGCCGACCCCGAGGATGACCCGTTTGTCGAGGAGACCTGGAAGAAGGCGAATCCGAACTACGGAATCACCCTGAAGCCCGACTACTTCCGGCAGTTCGCCGAGAAGGCCCGCCACTCCCCCACCGACGAAGTCGTCTTCCGCACCCTGCACCTCAACCAGTTCCAGAAGTCGGAAACCAAGTGGCTTCGCCACGGGGCCTGGGACTCGAACAATGCGCCGCTCAGGCCGACAGCGGGGCGGCCGTGCTGGTGCGGCGTCGACCTCGCCAGCACCTTCGACACGACAGCGTTCGTGGCGGTCTGGCCGGATGAGGACGGCACCTATGACGTTCACGCCCACTTCTGGATTCCAGAGGAGAACGCCGGCAAGCGTTCCAGGGAGGACAGGGTTCCGTATGAAGCCTGGGCGAAGGCCGGTTTTGTTACACTAACAGATGGCGACATAACGGATTACGACGCCGTCCGCGACTACATTCTCTCGTTCTGCGAGAAGAATGTGGTTCGGGGTATTGCCATCGACCGCTGGAATGCGGTGCATCTGACGACGCAGCTCGTTTCAGAGGGAATCGAAGTCAAGCCTTTTGGGCAGGGGTTCGCCAGCATGAGCGCGCCTTCGAAGCTGCTCGAAATCCTGGTGACGAGCGGGCGTCTAAGGCACGGCGGAAACCCGGTTTTGGCGTGGCAGGCGTCGAACGTCCAGGTGAAGGTCGACGATGCGGGGAACATCAAGCCGACCAAGAAACACAGTCATTCGACGGCTCGCATCGACGGCGTCGTCTCACTGATCATGGCCCTCGGCATCGCCAGCGGCGAATCTCACGGCCCGACCGAAGAACCAACCCTCATGGTGCTCTAGCGTGGACAGGGTCGACGAGGAAGTCTCCGATCTGATCGAACTGCGCGGCAATCTCTCTCGTATTTTCGAGGAGATCGTCAATACCCGTCGGACGGCTTCCGGCGTCACCATCTCGCCCGAGACGGCCCTGGAATGCACCGCCGTCCTGGCGTGCGTGCGGGTGCTGTCCGAGTCGCTCGCCAGCCTGCCGCTGAACCTCTACCGCCGGCTCCCCGGTGGCGGCAAGGAGATCGCCGACGAGCACCATCTGCACGAGGTGCTGGCGTATCAGCCGAACTCGTGGATGACGGGGTTTGAGTTCCGCGAGCTGATGCAGTCGTGGCTCCTGCTCTGGGGAAACGCCTACGCCTACATCAAGGGCGGCCGGCATGGCGCAGTGACTGAGCTGATCCCGCTGCACCCGTCGCGGATGGAAGTGAAGCGGCTCACCAACGGCAAGCTTAGGTACTACTACCGCGAGCCCTCGACGCCGATTCAGCCGACTCCCGACCCGACGGAGTACCGGCAGGACGAAATCTTTCACCTCCGCTGGCTCTCGAGCGACGGCGTGACCGGGTTCGTGCCGACGACTCTCTCCCGCGACGCGATCGGGCTGGCGCGGGCGACGGAGCTGCACTCCGGCAGCTACTTCGGCAACGGCGCGATGCCGGGCACCTACATCGAGACCGACCAGCCGCACAAGCCCGAGGTGCTGGCGAGGTTCCGCGAGCAGTGGGACGCGGCGCATTCCGGCCCCGAGAAGGCATACAAGACCGTCGTCATGCCGTTCGGATTCCACCGGAAGCAAGTCGAGATCAGGAACGATACTTCGCAGCTTCTGGAGACACGCCGCTATCAGGTCGAAGAGGTGGCACGATGCTATCGATGCCCGCCCCATCTTTTGGGCGACCTGTCCAACGTGCGGCATTCGACGGTTGAGCAGAGCGCGATCGACTTTGTCACGTTCTCGCTCCTGCCCTGGTGCCGGCGGTGGGAGATGGCCTGCCGCCGCGATCTCGTGGTCGACGACAAGCAGTATTTCTGCCAGTTCGACGTGAACGCCCTAATGGCCGGCGACTACGCGGCGCGGTCGCAGTTCATCCGCGAGATGGCAAACCTCGGGGCCCTGGACATCGACGAGATTCGGGCCCAGATCGGCTACAACCCGCTCCCCGACGGCCAGGGGAAGAAGCGGTTTATCCAGGTGAATATGCAGCTTTTGGAGGCATTCACTCCTGAGAACCCCACCGGCCAGAAGCAGGAAGCGGCGCCCCCTGCCCCGGCAGTCGCTGAAGGGCCGGCGGAACCGCCGGCCACCGACGCCCCCGAGCCCGACGTGCGGGAAATCGCCGGAGCCGAAGTCGTCTTCAAGACGGCCCTCCGGCGGCTCGCCGGCGTCGAAGCCGACGGCATCCTCGAGCGGCGAAACAAGCCGGAGAAGCTTGCCGCCTGGTTCGATCAGACGGCCTCGCGGATGCGGGACGAGCTTCGCGACGCCGCGGTGGCTACCGGAAGAGACATCGACGGGTTCGTGACCAACTGGATCAACCGCTCGCGAGAGCTGCTGCTGGACTGCCACCGCAGTGGGCAGAAGTACGAAACAGTCACCGAAGGCTGGTGCGACAAGCACCTGACGAACGATGCCACTACCACCTGACGGCGTGATCGACGCCCTCCAGACTGCCGTGCGGCTCCACCTCATGGCGATCGAGCACTACACCGCCCAATCGGAGCACTTCGCCCGCTGGGGCTACTCCAAGCTGGCGAAGGCGGCCGCCGAGGATGCCGAAGAGGAGCGGGCCCACCTGAGTAAGGCGATGGCCCGCCTCGAGTACTACGACGCGGCGCCGAACATGGCCCATCCGCAGACCGAATGGCCGCGGCACGACCTTGAGGGCGTGCTGGAGGCGAACCTCGCGCTCGAAGACGAGGTCGCCGGTGCCGAGCGGGCCGCGATCCTGGCGTGCCGCGCCGTCGGCGACGAGCTTTCCGCACTGGTGTTCGTCGAGCTGCTTGCGGGCAGCGAGGCGTCGATCGCTGAAATCGAGGCAGTTCAGCGGGTGATCGAGCAGATCGGCCTCGACAACTACCTTGCGAATCAGGTGTAGAGCATGAGCAGCGAGATTGAGCGACGCACGATCATCTCCGACGCCGCGATTGAGTACCGCGACATGGGAAATGGTGAGAAAAAGCCCGTGATTTCGGGCTACGCGGCCGTTTTCCAGACCGAAAGCCGCAATCTGGGTGGCTTTGTGGAGACGATCCACCCGAATGCCTTCGATGAAGTGCTCTCGGAGTCGCCCGACGTGATCGGCGTGTTCAATCACGACCGCAATCTTCTCCTCGGCCGCACCGGAAACGGCACGATGAAGCTCACCAAGGACGCCTATGGCCTCCGGTACGAGATCACGCCGAACGAAAACACCTCAGTCGGCCGCGACGTGGTCGAGTGGGTGAAGGATCGGACGGTGGTCGGGTCAAGTTTCGCGTTCGCGATCAAGCCGCACGGTGGCGATGCGTGGGAAACCGACCACAAGCGGGGCATTCGGAAGCGCGAAGTGCGTGCCATCGGCCTGCTTGAGGACGTGGGGCCCGTGGTTCGGCCGGCGTATGACGCCTCCAGCGTGGTCGTGAGCCGCCGAGCGATCGAAATGGCCCTCGGCGAGTCGTTCCGGCCCGTCACGACGATGGCGAATGCGTCGAAGCGGGGGCTGAAGCTGGCCGCCAAGGACGAAAACGTCGACCAGCGGCTCATGTGCGTCGCCGAACGGGTCGCGAACCGCGAAATCCTGTCGGTCGAGGAGGTTTCATACCTCGCCGAGGTCTACGAGCGGTGCGTGGCGGCGAAAGCGACCGGCTGGTCGGGCACTCCGGCCTGGATTGAGTGGCAACTGGCCGGCGGCGACGCCGGTCAGAAGTGGGTCGCCCGCCGCGCGGCCCCCGAAGAGCCCGCCGTCATCGCCGAACCGCCCGCGGAGGCCGTCGAGCAGGCCGAAGAGCGTGCGGAGCCGTCCGTCAGCCTCGTTCCGAACGCGGCGATGGCCGCAGCGGCCAAGCGGGGGCTCAAACTGCACGAGGAAGGCCGCTCAGGCGACGGACTCAAGCCTGAAACGGTCGCGCGGGCCGGAAAGATCGCCGATCGCGAGGAGCTGACGCCGGAGCACGTCCGCGAGATGCGGGCCTGGTTCCGCCGGCACAAGGTCGACAAGAAGCCGGGCTGGTCGAAGGCCGGCGAAGAGACCCCAGGCTACACCGCGTGGCTGCTCTGGGGCGGCGATCCGGCGTGGCGGTGGAGCGAAGCCAAGGTCGCACAGATGGAGCGGGCCTCGGGCAAGCGCGACATCGACGAGGAAGGCGTCGAAGGCGAGTACGGCGACGCCCTGTCGCCCGCGAACCTCGCCTTGGCCGAGTCATACGAGGGCATCGCCGAAGAGTATGGGCCGTTCACGCAGGATGACGCCCACTACATGACCGACAACCCGTTCGCCGGCGAGGGGAAGAAGTGCGAGAACTGCATCTTCTTCGAGTCGGAGGAGGGCCGCTGCTACATCGTCCAGGGCGAGATCGCTGCCGACGCGATCTGCAAGCTGTGGATCATCCCCGAGGGCCGCATGAGCGAGTCGAAGGAAGAGAAAGTGCCGGAGCCGGTGGTCGAGGAGCCTCGCGCGGAGAAGAGTGAGACCGACGACATCGCGGTCAAGCTCGCATCACTCCAGGCGACGATCCTGCGGACTAAGTTGCACGGCGCAAGCAAGGGCTGATAGGCTACCAGTATAGACATTGCCTCCCGACGGATGTCGAGGGGATCAGTGCGAGCGACGTGAGGATTCACGTTCGCGGCGCGCTAGCGGGAACACACCCGCCGGCCGCCGCACGTCGCGTTTGGCCGGCTCATCACAGGAGCAGGGCCAAACATGGCGTCGAATCTCAAGCGTCTTCAGGAGCGGGCCGCGGCTGTTGCCGCCCGCATGACCGAGCTGGCTGCGATCGAGGATCGCTCGGCCGAGCAGACCAAGGAACTCATCTCGCTCGGCACCCAGGCCGACGACCTGAAGACCTCCCTCGAGTTCGAGGAGCGGATCGCGGCCAAGGAGGCTGAGCTGCGTGCGGTGGTTGAGAAGGCCGCCCCCGCCCCGGCCCCGGTGGCCGAGGCCGCCGCGAAGGTCGAGGAGAAGAAGGTCGAGATTCGGGCGATCCAGCCCCATCACACGCAGCTCCGCGCGTTCAACGACGGCCCCGAGGCTGTCGAGAGCGCCTACCGCTGCGGCCGGTGGCTGCGGGCCCACATCTTCAAGAACGCCGACGACCTCCGGTGGTGCAAGGATCACGGCGTCGAGAACCGTGCGATGGGCGAGAGCAGCAACGCCTCCGGCGGGGCCCTCGTCCCCGAGGAGTTCGCGGCCCGCGTGATCCGGCTCGTGGAGAACTACGGCACCTTCGCGGCGAGCAACGTCGAGAAGGTGACGATGACCCGCGACACGATGGTGATCCCCAAGAGAATCACGGGCACCAGCGCGTATTTTGTGGGGGAGGGGACGGCGGTGCAGGAAAGCGAGCCCACCTACGCGAACGTGCAGCTCATCGCGAAGAAGCTCGCGGTCGGCACCCGCATGTCGAGCGAGGTCGTCGAGGACGCTCTCGTGTCGATCGCCGACGCCTGTGCCGTCGAGTTCAGCACGAGCCTGGCCCTCAAGCAGGACATGTGCGGCTGGCTCGGTGACGGCACCTCGCAGTACGGCGGCATCCACGGCGTCGTGACGAAGATCAACAGCGGTGCCCATGCCGCGGGCGTCCTGACGGCGGGCGCGGGTGCGACCGGCTACGAGACGCTGACCGTGACCGACTTCATCAAGGCGGTCGGCAAGATGCCCCTCTTTGCCCGTCAGGGGGCGGCCTGGTACATCTCGCCGGCCGGCTACGCCGCGTCGATGGCCCGCCTCCGCTACGCGGCCGGCGGTAACACCGTCGAGCAGGTCGGTGGCGGCGTGAACGAGACCTTCCTGGGCTACCCGGTGAACCTCGTCCACGTCATGGACACCACGCTCGGCGCCGACCCGAGCAAGGTCAAGGTGCTGTTCGCGAACCTCGGCCTGTCGAGCATCTACGCTCGCCGGCGGGACTTCTCGGTGCGGATGTACGACCAGGTCTACGCCACCACCGACCAGCTCCTCCTCCAGGGCACGATGCGGTTCGACATCGTCCATCACTCGCTGGGCGACAACACGACCGCCGGCCCGGTGGTCGCGCTCAAGACCGCGGCTTCGTGATCTGAACTACCACAACCACATCATCTCCAGAGAGGTTCCTGACCCATGATCCATGCTCAGAATGACAAGGTCGTCGCCGCCGTGCCGGCTGCCGTCGGCACCAGCGCCGTGACCCTGACTGTCGACACGCTCGGCTATGACCACGCGAGCGTGACGGTGCTGCGGGCGGCCAACGCCTCAACGGCGTTTGCCAGCGTGCTGAAGGTCGAGCACTCCGACGACAACTCGTCCTACTCGGACGTGTCGGGGCTCGTCGGCGGCACCGACTTCGCGATCCCGGCCGTGTCCGACACCGCGTCGGTGGCCGTCGTGAAGCTCGACGTGGACACCAAGGCGAAGAAGCGCTACCTGAAGGTCACGGCGACCCCCGCGGTCAGCGTGAACACGGTGGTGACGGCTCGCCTGTCCCGCGGCGAGGTCGCTCCGGTGACGGCGGCGGAAGCCGGCTGCATCGGCGTCGTCAAGGGCTGATCCCGAACTGCGGGACGGCCACGACGGCCGACAAAGGCGCAGGGATGCGCGCCCGCTCCATACAAGGAGCGAACCGTGCTGCTGCGTGTAGGTAACGTCGAAGCTGAAGTCCGAGTCGCGGCGGTGATGAGCACCCCGCGACTCGGATTCACCGACAACTTCTTCTGCGTCTCGTCGGCCCTGGCCCCGCACGGCATCTCGCCGGTGAAGGTGACCGGGGCGTTCTGGGGCCAGTGCCTCCAGCGGGCGATGGAACAGGTCATCGACCAGCACGATGTCATCCTGACCATCGACTACGACACGGTCTTCAATGCGAAGACGGTCGAGGCCCTCCTGGCCCTCCTGCTTCACTCGGGCTACGACGCGATTGCGCCGCTCCAGACGAAGCGGGAGGCCAATGCGGTCATGTTCGCCCTCCCCGGCAGCGATGCCGACGAGAAGAAGGAGGTCGACGGCGACTTCTTCTCGAAGGTCGTCCAGCCGGTGGAGACGGCCCACTTCGGTCTCACGTTCCTGCGGACGAGCGCCCTCAAGAAGATGAAGAAGCCGTGGTTCGTGTCGAGGGCGAACGACAAGGGGATGTACGACGGCGGGCACACCGACGAGGACATCGGCTTCTGGAAGGGCTGGGCGGCCTGCGGGAACACGCTGGGGATCGCCACGCACATCAGCGTCGGCCACGCCGAGCTGATGGTGACATGGCCCAGCCGCACGACGGGCGGCGGAAAGGTGCAGCAGCACACGACTGAGTATTGGACGAACGGCCAGAAGGCCCCCGACGATGCCTGGGGGTACGTCGCATGAAGATTCGCGTCCTCCAGCACTTCGACTGCTACGAGAAGGGCCAG